CCGTAAATCCTTCCGCGCAAGGCACAAGTGTTCGACAGCTAAGAACAAATTATCTGCGCGGTATTGGTCCTGCAAGAAATGGTAATCTGATGGCTGCTAAGAAAAAGAAGGCTAATGACGCCTGTGTGAGGAAAGTAAAATCTAGGTACAAGAAATGGCCGTCAGCATATGCTTCAGGTGCTGTGGCTAAGTGCCGAAAAGTAGGTGCTAAGAACTGGGGCAATAAAAGCAAAAAGAAGAAGTAGTATGGCGGTACGAAAGTCTAAAAAAGGAGCCGCCTTAAAGAAGTGGTTTAAAGAGGATTGGCGTGATGTAAAGACGGGCAAACCCTGTGGACGTTCTGGAAAGAACGATAAGCGAAAAGGATACCCTGCCTGTCGCCCTGCTTCCCAAGCAAAGAGTAAAGCTGCCAAGAGCGCAGCTAGTAAAAAAACTGGTCCGAAGCGCGTTAGCTGGGGCAAAGCAAAGTACAAGGGGTAATCATGTCTGATAATCGTCTGCATCGGATTGAGGAAAAAGTGGATAAATTAGCTGAAGCTATGGTTGGAATGGTCCGTATGGAAGAACGACTAGTTTCAGCATTTAAACGCATGGATAACATTATTGAATATCAAGGCAAGTTGGATGCCCGTTTAGGGGAGATGGAAAAACAATCGATTGTACGCGGTCAGAAGATTGCGTTTGCTGAGAGATTTTTCTGGATGGTGGCTACAGGCGCAGTTGGCCTAGCCTTTGTATTTCTGAGGTAGATCATGGACGATAAAAAATACACAGATAAGCAATTAATGTTCTTGGAAGCCTTGATGTCTGAAGAGTGTCGAGGTAATCTACGTTTAGCAATGGATGCGGCTGGGTATTCTAAGGAAACCAGCATATCATCCGTAGTATCTTCCTTACGTGAAGAGATCAACGATAAAGCCTCAATGACACTCGCTATGAACGCTCCAAAAGCTGCTTGGGGCATGATTGATGTTCTTAATGATCCCAGTGCTATGGGAGCTAGAAACACTGTAGCAGCAGCCCGTGAAGTATTGGACCGCACAGGTCTGATCAAGAAAGAGCAAGTCGAAGTTAAAAACACAGGCGGGGCAATGTTTATATTGCCACCGAAGAGTGAAGATTGAGTATTTGGTTAGACAAAGCCAGACCAAACAAAACTGCTAAGATACCCTACGCCTACAAGCCATCAGAAGATGATCCGCTTATATTGGTTGCTGACCAAGAGAAAGCGATACTAGTAGAAGAGGCATTGGACTACTTAGAGGATGGTCATTCCAGCCGTAAGACCGCTGAGTGGTTAACGGGTAAGACTGGTGACAAGATAAGTCATCAAGGTCTTATTCATATATGGAAGGACAGACGGGGCAAAGACTCTGACAATCCTTCTAAGAGATTAAAGGAACTAGAGAAGGCTAACCGTAAGCGTAAGCCTAAGACAGCCGCTGATAAGAAGCTCAGTGCAGCTAAACGCAAACAGTCTGACGCTAAGAGACGCCTTACAGTAGCTAAGAAGAAGCTAGAGGAACTACAGCCAACCCAAGAGTTGGAGACTGCTAATCTCGACTTCTCTGTGATTGAGAGTGAGAGACAAAAGAAGGAAGTAGTATTTGCACCAAACGCCGGACCCCAAACAGAGTTTTTGGCCGCTTCAGAACAAGAAGTATTATATGGGGGAGCAGCCGGAGGGGGTAAGAGTTACGGACTACTTGCAGACCCAATGCGCTATTTTGATAACCCTAACTTCAACGGGATCATATTAAGGCGCACGAATGACGAACTCAGAGAACTCCTATGGAAATCGCAGGAACTGTACCCCAAAGCATTTCAAGGAGCAAAGTGGCAAGAGAAGAAATCACAGTGGACGTTCCCGTCAGGAGCAAAACTCTGGCTCACCTACCTCGAAAGGGATCAAGACGTTTTACGATACCAAGGTCAGGCATTCACGTACATTGCGTTCGACGAACTAACCCAATATGCCAGTCCATTCGCGTGGACATATATGAGATCACGACTTCGTACAACTGACCAGACTTTGCCGATATACATGCGAGGCACTACGAACCCCGGAGGTCCGGGACATGGTTGGGTTAAGAAGATGTTTATTGACCCAGCACCCGCCAATAAAAAGTTTATTGCTAAGGATTTAGATAGCGGTAATGATTTAGTTTACCCAGAAGGCCACGCTAGGGCCGGAGAGCCTCTGTTCCATAGACGATTTATTCCAGCATCACTCTACGACAATCCATATTTAACTGAGGACGGTGCGTATGAAGCAAACTTGTTATCATTGCCGGAGATGCAAAGAAGGCAGTTGTTGGAAGGAGACTGGGGCGTGGCAGACGGAGCCGCGTTTTCAGAGTTCAGACCCAATGTGCATGTCATTGAACCCTACGATATTCCAAGTGAGTGGGTACGATTTAGGTCATGCGATTATGGATATTCTTCTTATTCTGCTGTTCATTGGTTTGCTATTGATCCCAGCTACGGCACATTGATCAACTACAGGGAATTATACCTGAGTAAACACACAGGCAGAGACTTAGCAAGAGCCGTACTTGAAGCTGAAGGCTCAGAGAAAATGCAATACGGAGTACTCGACTCCAGTTGTTGGCATAATCGAGGACAGATTGGTCCTTCTATAGCCGAAGAGATGATTGCTATGGGCTGTAGGTGGCGTCCAAGTGACCGAACCAATGGCGCACGTATAGCAGGAAAGAACAGACTACACGAAGTTTTAAAGGTTGACGAAGTAACTGAACTTCCGGGGATACAATTCTTCAATACGTGCAGACAGATCATTGCAGATTTGCCCGTACTACCGTCAGACCCAAGAGGTACAGACGATATTGACCCCCGATATGCCACTGACCACGCATACGACAGCGTAAGGTACGCAGTTATGAGTAGACCTAGAGCCTTTTCGCCCTTCGATTGGGGTAAAGGCGTTCCACAACAGAGTTGGCAACCCGCTGACGCAACATTTGGGTATTAAATATGGCTTTAATGGATAAACCTACCCCTGAAGATATGAATGAATCCGCTGAAACGGTGGCCTTGGAAGAAGATGGCAACGTAGAAGAGGAAAACATCACGTATTCTGGGGCAGTCGCCTTTGTAAATTCGCAGTTTACCCGTGCAAAAGACGCACGATTTACTGATGAGGACCGTTGGCTGGACGCATATCGCAATTATCGCGGTTTATATTCGTCTGAAGTACAATTTACGGACACTGAAAAGTCAAAAGCATTCGTTAAGATCACTAAAACCAAGGTTCTGGCGGCATTTGCCCAGTTAGTGGACGTATTATACGCCGGATCGAAGTTTCCACTGGGTATTGAGGCCAGTAAGTTCCCTAAAAACGTAGCAGACGCCGTTTCGTACAATCCTAACGCACTTACGAGTGAAAAAGTTAAGGATAAAGTCGGTGTATCCTACGATGTGCCGGAATCTATTGTCCGTCCAGAGATTGCCAAAGACTTAGGGCTGTTTAAAGAGAAACTTGCCCCTGTTCAGGACGAATTACAGCTTGGTGCAAGTGCTATTGAGGGTGCAATCACGTTTGAACCCGCCAAAGTAGCTGCCATGAAGATGGAAAAGAAGATGCACGATCAGTTGGATGAGACTGACGCGCAGAAACACCTACGATCTACTTCATTTGAGGCTGTACTCTTTGGTACTGGCGTAATGAAGGGTCCATTTGCCCAAGACAAGGAATATCCGCGCTGGGATAAGGACGGTAACTACGATCCTATGTTTGAGACGATCCCTAAAGTGGAATACGTCAGTATATGGGATTTCTACCCTGATCCAGACGCTAGAAACATGACTGAGGCCGAATATTCTATTCAACGCCACAGATTAAACCGCTCTCAGCTACGCAGCCTTAAAAAGCGTCCACATTTCCGTACTGAAAGTATTGAATTAGCTGTAGAAGCTGGTTCTGACTATATACGTGAGTACTGGGAAGATACCCTAGAGGATGACTCCAATAATGGTGCTATGGACCGATATGAGGTCTTAGAGTACTGGGGTATCCTAGATACAGAGTTGGCTGAGGAAGCTGACATTGAAATACCGCGTGAATTAGAAGATCAAGACGAAGTACAGGTTAATATCTGGGTTTGTAATGGTCAAATCCTACGTCTGGTACTGAATCCGTTTACTCCCACCCGCATTCCGTATCTAGCCGTACCATACGAATTAAATCCGTATTCATTCTTTGGTATAGGTGTAGCGGAAAATATGACCGATACGCAATTATTGATGAACGGCTTTATGCGAATGGCTGTAGATAATGGCGCATTGAGTGGAAACCTACTCATAGAGGTAGATGAGACTAACTTAGTTCCGGGGCAGGATATGTCTGTGTATCCGGGCAAAGTGTTCCGCAGACAGGCAGGGGCACCCGGACAGGCCATCTTCGGCACCAAATTTCCCAATGTTTCCCAAGAGTTACTGATGATGTTCGACAAGAGCAGACAACTTGCGGATGAGGCTACAGGTATACCTTCCTATACGCACGGTTCTGGTGCAGTTGGGGGCATTGGTAGAACTGCTGCGGGTATGAGTATGATGCTTGGTGCTGCTGCACAGAATATTAAGGCAGTAGTCCGTAACATCGATGACTATCTGTTAGCTCCGCTAGGTAAGTCATTGTTTGCATTCAATATGCAGTTCAACTTCGATGAAGAGTTTATTGGAGACTTGGAAGTAAAAGCCAGAGGAACAGAAAGCCTGATGCGGAATGAAGTACGCAGTCAGCGTTTGCTTCAGTTTATGCAAATGACGGCTAACCCCGCAATGGCTCCGTTTGTTAAATATGATTACATTCTACGTGAGTTGGCGGCTTCTATGGACTTGGATGAAGAGAAGATACTCAACGATCCAAGAGAAGCGGCACTCCAACAAAAAATGATGGCTGAGATACAGGCGCTTATGCCTGAGCAACCAGCCCCACCCCAAGGGCAACAACCACAAGGCGGTCCACCCCCAGTATCTGATCCAACAGGTAATGGTGGCGGCAATATAGGTGCAGGGGCCGCACCAGAGCCAGATGCAGCAGGATTTACAGGTGCTGGTGGTGGAGCCAACGGCGGCAACGTACCACCTCAGCAAGGTCAACAAGTACCACCTAATGGGGCAATGCAATAATGGATAAAGACTTATACCGTTCACTACTTCCATTGGTGAACGATAAAACGAGTATGGAGCTTCTCATGCAGTACGCTGAAGCTCGAATACCCTCTCTACACAACGCCTTGGAACAAGCACAGACGATAGAAGCTGTACGCGCCATGCAAGGCAGAATCGCAGAACTTCGTAGGTTCAAGACCCTGCGAGAAGAAGTATTGGAAGGTTCTAAGTAATGGGCATTTATGAGCGTTTATTTGGCGGTGGTGCTGAAGTTGAAACTGAAGATGCTTTCATGGGATTTACTGCTGAGACAGCAGCCCAAGAAGCAGAAAAACTGGCAGTAGACGTTCCAGAGATTACTTGGAAAGACGTAGGCAATGTAGCCTTAGACTTCACCCCTATCATAGGAGACATCAAAGGCGGTTACGACACCGTTAAATTGATTGGGGAAGAGCTAGATAAGGAAAACCCTAACTATTACCTGATTGGTGCAATGGGCGGTCTAGGGGCCGTTGGCACTATTCTTGGGTTAGTTCCGGGGGCTGGTGACGCTGCACAGAAGGCTATCATGCAGGGCACAAAGATGATGGCTGAAAAAAGCGGTCAACTTGCAGGAGACGTTACTGGTATAGCTAGGGCCGTAAAAGACGGCGATATAGAGTTTCTTAGAAGCTATCGTGATCCATCCACTGCTCAGGGCGTAGGTGCTGACGTAGTTAAGAAGCCTGTAAATAAAGCTACAATTGCAGAGCTTGATCCAACCACTATGCGGGATGGAACAAAAAGACAGGGCTATTATGAAAACAAGCCCCCGAATTACATTGAAGACATTGAGGTACAGACTAGGGATACTGGGGAGCTAATACCTGAAAAACCATTAGTTATTGATGATCTACTAGATACTACCCTAATACCATTACCCGCTGATAGGTCAGACACAGGTAAAGAACTACTTGGTATTAAGGGTGGAGCTAGAGACTACACTTTTACTAATCCTATATACTTAGGTGGCGGTGATGGCTTTATGCGTGATCCTTATACTGGAGCATTTGCGTCTATGCCGAATGTTGTAAAAGAACAGACGGACCTTGCCAAAAAAATAGCGGATGAAGGTGGTGATCCCAGAGTAATATTTACAGCGATGGGGCCACAGGGCGTAGACTTCAATGACATGATGACTAGCACTGCTATGGATATGATCCGACAGGATTTACCCAACATTAAAAAAGCTGATGTTGATCAACTAGATAGCTGGATAAGAACTAATATAGATCGTGACTTTCCGGGAATATCAGACTCTGGGGCAGAGCAATATTTAATTGATAATGTTCCGGGAACTCGTAGGCGATTAATTTGGCAAGAACTTAATAGAGGTGAGTATACCAAAAAAGGTTTCCCAAATATGGGGGATGCCAGAGTAGGAATTACAAAGCCCTCACTACTTACAACTCCTTCGTTAGAAGGTACGTCTGTAGCTAAGATTAGCACACAAGGCTCTGAATTATACGGCCCAGTAAAGCAACATAAAACGTACTCTGCTCAGTTTGGCCCCACAGGTGCAGAGGGATATGTAGGTACTCTAGGTGCATTACCTTACGAGATACTTCATAGAGACTTTTTTGAAGCCCGTAGACTACAAGGAAAGCCACTAGGATCAGACCAACGTGCTTTAACTATGGGCAAGTTTGGTACTAATGTTGACCGACAGATGGTTGATGAAGCCAACGAATATACAAATCTTATTGATCAGGCTGAACGAGATGAATATCGCAGAAACATCTCTGATATGCGGCAGGATCGTAAGCAATATAAGTTTGGAGACAATGGTGGCCCACCACTAAACGATCCACCCGTTGAAACTCAAATGGCTACAGCATTTGGAGATGAGCTAGAAATTGGAACTAGCCAATTCAATATGGAAAACCCCAACGTAGTTCTAAAGAGCCATACCATAGATGACTTAGAGTCTATTGATTTAAGTAAAAGTACAGCGGGTGGCCCTACGAAAAATGCTATGATCAACGCCCCTGTAGAGGAAGGTGCAGAGAAGTCGGTTCGTTTAAACCTAAACTCCAAGATTGATCCTGATGGTCCACCAGCACCTTTTAATAGGTTGCAGACAGTTCACCCAATAAACTCAAAAGGGGTTCCTAACTATAGTAAGGCAGAGTCCTATTTACCCGCAGTTACCTTAGAAAACGGTACATTTCACGTAGATCAGAAAAAGCGAAGAGCTATAGCTGAGGATGGTAAAAAAGTTCCTGCCATGTCTGTTCAAGGTAATGTTACCTCCCAGAGAAATGTTCTTAATGAAATGGATGATACGGTTGTAGAAGTGGGCATTAATCCCTTCGACAAACACCTCTTTATAGATATGAATACAGGTCAAGCGGTAAAAGGCTTTGATATTGCTACAGTTTATAGAGACAGGGTTTACGCAAAAGGCGTGACGTACTGGAAGAAAGCTGAAGCTCCTGAACCGTTACCCGCTAAAGGAGATACCCCTATCGTGAATCAAGTTAGGTATGCCTTTAATAGAGGCGGCTTTGCCGCGCCAGTAGGATACTAATATGAGCGAACAAGCTGAATACGAGAA